TGAATATGTTTCACTATAACAAGAAATCATCACATCATTTGTATCTAATGTTGATGCTCCATCTTTTGTATCATTTGGCTGAACTCCAGTAACATCATAAATAATAAAAGGAAATGTTGTTGTCTGAGGAGCAACATTTGGAAATATTCTTGTACCAACTAAATTACTAATGTTAGTTGTAGTTGATAAAATATTATATATTGATTTTCCTATTTCCATTTAATAACCAAATTTACCATATTTTTGCATTCTTTTTTCATGGCTTTTAATTGCTCTTGCCATAATTATTTCAGAATCTTTCATTATATTATTTAACATTAAATCTTTTGTTTGTTCATAAGCTGGTTTCATAAATTTTTGTGCTTGTCCAGTTGCTTTACCTCCAAACATTACTTCATCTCCATATTCTACCCACGCACCATAAAAACCAGATTTTGTGTATATTTTCTTTTTATTAGAGCCTTTATATTCTTTATCTCTTTTTGCAAAAGCTCCTTTTACTCTTGGACCAACATATCCTCCGTTATATCTTCTACTTGCTTTTGTAGTAAAAAAACCAATACTTCTTGACAATTGTCCAGTTTTTTTTGGAGCTAATGACTTTGCTTTTTGAATTAAAGGCTTTGAAACTTGTCTAAATAATTTTACCCAAATTTTGTTTTTATTAACTTGTTCTGGCAATTGTCTAAATAATTGCTGGATTTCTTTTAACCCAAACATTTCAACACTATTATTTTGTCTATAAATTGCCATTAATCTTTATTCTCACAAATTATTTCTAAAAAAGCATCTCTTCCATCAATTTGATTTATAACCTTTGGAAAATACTTTTTACCATCATAATCAATTCTTGATTGCAAAGTTAAATTACCCATATCTAAATTTCTAATATAAACATGGAGCTTTGTCATTCCAGTTATTTTTTCACTTTGATCAGTTCCTTCACTTCCTCCTTTCCATTCTACATAAGCCCAAACTTCTCTAAATAAACTATATGCTCTTGTAAGTTCACCATAATTATTAGCTGATGTGCTTACAGAATAAATGCTTACTCTTCTATCCAATTGGCCAATTAGCATCATCTAACAACTTGCACTTTATAAGTATTTAATAAAAATTTTGCCGACATAGGCATCTCAGTTGTTGTGCGACCAGTAATAACTGACATTCTGTTCTCATACCAGTTTCCAAGAGTCAAAAGAATAGCTTGTTTTATAACATCTGGAACATCACTTGCAGCACCATAACCAACAGTATATCTACATTCAATAGCATCAATTCTATCAGCAATATTTGGAAAACTTCCATCAACCACTAAATTAATTTGACATGGCTCATATTCTTTATTAACCACATAATTTGAACTTGCCCAAGTTTGTTGTGCATTGTCAGAATCATAATATTTTATATGAGTAACAGCACTCACTTTGCTTTTAAATAATTCACTTAACTCTTTAAAATCAGAACAAGTTTGATTAACAACTGTATCAATAAAAAATCTATTTGTATACTCTTCACTTACTTGAGTTGCAGCTACAATTAAATTAGTAATCAAAGCATCATCTGTGGTAATATCCACTTTTAAATGCAATTTAGCTTCAGTTAAACTTACTGGATAAGTAGATGCTGGAGTTATTACTTGGTATGTTCTCATATTATTAAGTTATAAAAAAAGGGATAGTGGTAATTCCACCACCCCTTTCTTGAATTAATTATTATTAATTATACTATTGTAAAGATGTATATTTAACAAAAGATGCTCCATCAGCAACACCAAAATCAACATGATTATTCATCACTAATCTAACCTCATTATTAGTAGCTCTTGAATAAGGATCAACTAAAATGTTAGATGGTCCAAAAGTTGCAAAATAAACTCTTGAGAAATCACCAAATAAACCATCAGCTGATGTTGTTCCAACAGATGCTGGAGCTGATGAAAAATAACCATCATATCCCATTAATTTATCATCAACATAAGCTGGATAAACAGAAGCAACTTGAGCGCCAGATTTTAATATTGAATACATTTTCCAGTTGTTTACAAATGCTAAATTTCCATCTAAACCATGACTGTTTGCAACAGTTTGAATAGCTGTCAACATATCTGCAACCATACCAGCACCACCAGATGTTGTTGATTCAGTAAATGTTAAAGTATCAGTAGTTTGAACAATAGCAGTTGGAGCATCTGTTACATTAGATGATCCAAACATAGCAGCATCAATTTGAGTTGCCATATTTCTTCCCATATCTCTCATTACAGATGCCTCAGCAGCTGGACCATTCTGAGCAAGTATAACATTAGAAAGGTTAGCATATCCAGTTAATCTTTTTGGAGATAAAGTTACTTTTCCAAAATTAGCACCACCATCAGCAGCAGCAGCAACTTCAGATTTCCAACCAACAGTTGAGCCTCCAGCAACTGGAAGAACAGTATCAGCAGCAACAGTTCCTAAATTATTTAATCCTACTCTATTGTAAAGACCAGATGCTTGTAAACTGTCAATGTAAGCACCAACAGATGTTGGAGCAATTGCAGAGTTAGTTTGGTCAATAGCTCTTTTTTCTGTCATGAATGAAGGTAATCCAATTCCTTGTAAACCTTTTCTTGCTTCATTTTGAGCTTCTTGATGCATCTCAGCTTCTAATCCAGTTAATTGACCACCATTTCTGATTTCATTAACAGCCTTAAATAAGCTCCATCCTCTTGTAGCTTTGTCAGTATTTACATTTGAAACTTTTGCACCAGTAGAAGATGCAGCTAATTTCAAATTGTTTTCTACTTTTTCAGCTCTTGTAATGGCAACATCATTGTCATCAATTTTTGTAAGAATAGAATCCATGTTCTCATTCTCTTCTTTAGTTAAATCACGATCTTCATTTTCAGCAACTAACTTGATTGATTCAAGCTCACCAATTAAATCTGAACGTAATTCTTTTAATTCTTTAGAATTTTTCATTTTTTTAATTTTAATTATTTAATTATTTTCTTTTTTTTAATTCAATCTTTAGTTTTGCTAATGAACGGCTAACTAAATCTTTTTCTTCTTTTACTTCTTCTATTACATTAACCTTCTTTAATGTTTCTTTGTATTCTGCCAATCCTCTTTGTGCAATAGTCAAATCATTAGCATCTTGATATGCTGGATAAGTTACTGGACTAACATCATATAATCTTTTAATCTTTTTTATAGTTCTTAAATCATTACCATTATCATCAGTTGTCCAATCATCTTCCTCAACAGTAAAGGCAAAACTGCTTTGTGTTATATCGCCCCTCTTCATTGAAACAGCTAAATCTTTCCCATATGATGTTTCTGGCATTTCAAACTCATATCTTAATCCTTGAGCATCAGCTTCTAATTTTAATGTTCCAGATGTATTTCTTGCAAGAATAAGATTTTGATCATGATTAATTAAAGCCCTAACATCTGAACTGTTTATTAGCTCATCAGTAAATGCTCCTTCTTCTATTGTTTCATAGAATCCCATATATTCACTTCTTGTGTTATACATTGATGCATGACCAACAACCATTTCTTTTCCATCATCTGTTGAATCAATTCTTGTTTCTATATTGTAAATTCTTTTTTCCATATTATTATATTTTTTTATTGATCTGTTATTCATCACTTTTAATAACTCTTCATGTGAATCAAAAGGCATATAAACAACTTCACCATCTAAAGTATGCTCATGATAACCAGAGCCACCTAATCTTTTTGCCTCATTTTCTGCCTCTTCTATTGTATCATAAAAAGGCACTTCAATTCCATCAACTATTATTGTTCCTAATTTTTTTCTGTAACTACTGTTGTCATCCTCAGCTTGTTTTTTAGAATCATATTTACAAGCCCCAGTTTCACCCCACTTCCATTTTCCATTAGCACATTTATTAGCTGGAGGCATCAGTTCCTATTTTTTCAATTGTTGTCATATTCATTTGCATAAAATGTTTATCACCATCTTCAATTTTATTTAAATCTTCTAATGCTCTCACTTCATTAATACTCATCACTCCAGTATTTATCATTTTTGTGTAAAATTCACTTCTATCTTTTATGTTTCCTCTTAGCAATCCACCAACATTAAACTTTACAAATAGCCTTCCAACATCAGATGTTCTAAATAATTTTAGATTCATCTCATTTTCTATTCTTGTTAAATAAGGCAAAAGAGTATAAGTAACAAACTCTTGGCTTTGCATTTCTATATTATTAAAACTTGACTTTGATAAATCGCCAAGCATATGTGGTGGAATGTTCCAAATTCTTGCAATCTCTTCAATTGAGAAAGTTCTTGATGCTAAAAACTGAGCTTGATCTGGTGAAATTCCAACTGGCTTAAATGTTAATCCTTCCTCTAATATTGCCGTTTGATTACTTCCACTAAGTTGAGAATATGTGTTGTTAAATGATTGCCTTAATCTATCAATTGCAGTTTCTGAAAGGCTTCTGTCAGTTGATAAAACACCACTTAATTTTGCTCCATTTTTAAAAAATGTATTTCCATATTCCTCAATGGCCATTCCCCAGCCTATTGCTTTTTTACATTGTGTAATCGGACTTAATCCCTCAATACCATCTGTTGTTAATCCAGTAAAATGCAACACATCATTTGAATCATAAACCTCACCAGTTTCTCCATTCTCATAAAACAACTGATTGTCTTTTTGTATGATAGTCATATCTTCATAATTCATACAATATAATCCAGTTACTCTTGCTAATCTATTTCTTTCAATGTAAACATATGAGTTTCCATTAACACATAAATCCATCATTATCTTTTCAAAAAAAGTAATTTTATTTTGATATGTGTTTGGCTTATATTTTAAAAGAGAGTAAAGAGATTCTTTTACAGCTTCTGTTTTATCACCATTGTTTTCAACTCTATATACAGAAATTGGTAATGATGAAACTGATTCAGTTAATAATCTTATTGCTGCCCAAACAGCTGTGAAAGTTAATGCAGTATCTGGAGAAACATTTGTTCCAGTTCCAAAAGGAGTTGTGTAAGTGATTGATCTTTGTTCAGCATTATTATCTTGAGGAACAAAAACATTTTTAATTCTATCTAATAATCCCAATGTAAAATTTTTATTTTCACAATAATACGACTATAAAAACTTTAAAAAAAATATATTTAGTTATACTTTTTAACAATAATTAAATCATTAAAATGCCTCTTGTATCATAAACACTATCACCACTTTCAGTTGTAAGATGACAACCTAAAGCCATCACTAAACTAACAACTGGATCAACTTTTTCTTTAGATTTATTTTTTGAAATCTTAATGTTTCCAGCTGGATCTTCTTGCAAAGCTACATTGCTTATGCACCAATTCATGCATGGATTATTATTGTGAATAATATTTTTAGAAAGTATTTCAGCCTCTAATGTTTTTGTTGGCATAGACATTGAAACAAATCCTTGTCCAAATGGATCCATGTTAGCTCCATCATTTTGCAAATCAATTACTAATTGTGATGCATTCCATCTGTCATAACATATTGACTGAATACGATATTTTTTAGATAGCTCATTTATCTTAGCTCTAATAAAACTATAATCTGCAACATCACCTGGAGTTGAATAAATATGTTTATCTCTTAACCAAGAAACATAATCAACACCATCTCTTTCGCTTCTTTTCTTTGCATTTTCTTCTGGAATAAAAATATAAGGAATAAAAACAAACTTGCCATCTACATTAAACAGTAATACAAATGATGTTAAATCTCTTGTTGATGCTAAATCTAAACCACCCCAACATTCTTTGCCTTCTAATATTGAGTAATCAAAATCTTGATGACAAGCATCCCACTCACCAGATGTGAGCCATGCACTATGTGAATCAGTCCATTGATTAAGCATTAACCTTCTAAATGTGTTTTGATATGATGGAACATCAACAGCTCTTTGGCTTTCTCTTTCCATGTATTCTTTTCTTAAACTAACACCATAGTTTGGATTTGCTTTTTTCCAAGTAGATTCCAGAGTAATATCATCATCATTTTCAGCTTCATATATTACAGTATAAAATGAATCATCTTTTATAGTTCCTTCATTTACCTTTTTAGCATAAGAATAAATCTCATAACAAATAGATTGCTTATCATAACCAGCTGTTGTAATTGCAATTGTCAATGGCTGCCTTCTTGAGCCAGTTGATGTTGTTAGTGTGTCCCACAAATCTCTATTAGGCTGAGTATGTAATTCATCAAAGATTATGCAGTTAGCATTAAAGCCATGCTTAGTTTTTGAATCAGAACTTATTGCTTGATAATAATTTCCTTTAGATTCATTGACAATTGAGTTTCTAAATACCTTACCTCTTTCAGATAGTTCTGAACTTTGCAAAATCATTCCTTTGGCTATCTCAAAAACTATTCCAGCTTGTTGTCTATCACCAGCAGCGCTATAAACTTCACTTCCTCTTTCCTCATCAGCAAATAACATATACAAACCAATAGC